CTCATTTCGGTCGAGCAGTTTGCATGGCAGTCGCCGATGCCCGCGCGCATGCCTTTAGAGGACACCCAGAGGCTGACCGACTTAGGGCTTGGTGCCGCGCCAACAAGGAGGCGCTGCAGGAAGGCGCGATATACAGCTATGCCACTGGGGAGCTCTACCCGAAGCGGCGAGGTTTCAGCACGGGCAGCACATCGGTATCGCTAGACAACAGCATGGCGGTCCTCATGACTCTTGTGGCAGGCATCGCCGCGGTGACCGACAAGGACGAGAAGACCGTGCTGGAGACCGTTCTGATCATCAATATGTCTGACGATGGGACGATGCACTGGAACAGCGCCGTGATCGAGATAGACACGGAAGCCCTCGGCGCCTACATAGCACGCGTTTTCGATCAGCACGTGCGCTTCTCAGAGGTCAGCGACACGTTGGAAGGGCTGACTTTCTGTAAGAAGACACTGCGAGATCCGTCTGCCTACGCTGACGACTGGGCTCTGCTGCCCGCCATGGTTGTGCCGGAATTCGCCGTCGTGCACGACGCAGCTAGCATCGCGCTGCGCCAGACTGCCGTGCTCCGGGGGACAGCGCCGCGAGATCTTTACGAGCGCCTCCTCGGGCACATGCTGCTGACCTCGCACCTACACGACCTCTACCTTGCTCTAGCCTCCGACGGGCGGGCTCTACAATCTGTTATACGAAAGGGGTCGGGCGGGGCGTCTTATCTCAAGAGACGTCCGATGCCGACGTATACGCGCGTGCTCGAACTCCACTACAGGCCGCTGCCGGCTCACACGTACGCAAGCATGCCATCCGCGTGGTCGACGTACCTTCTGACCGAGGCGGCGGTGGTTAAGAGCATGCGTGATGTGCGCGATGCTTTGCACGATATCGGTGTGGCAGCACTACAGGGTGAGCGACCGGGCCTGGGCAGGGTGCGTCCACAGGAAACATACACATTCCCGATGGAGCAATTCGCCTGGTTTGCGATGGGGAGGCCCACTGATGTCAGAGCCATCACCTCGGTACTCCAAGCGGGGCCATTCGGGCTCCTGACCGACATAGAGGGCTACGTCAGGAGGGGGCCCGACGTCTCGCCTGGGGCCGAAGCAGTCGCCATAGCGCGCTGTCAGTGGGCGCTCGTGCTTCTCTCGCTCACGATCTATGGATTCAACCAGTTCAAGTACTACCCCGTGCTCCGCCTCGTGCACATGACGTACCGGCTCTTCTATCAGGACGCCGTGTTGTTGTACGGCG